AATGTAACCGTTGCAGCAGGTGCAGTATTCTCAGTAACAGGTAATCAATTTAATTTTTCTACAGGTAGTCCAACTGTAGTTGCAAATGCACTTGTTGCAGCAACGGGTAATCAATTAAATATTGCAACAGGTACAGTTACTGCAGCAGCAGGGGCCACGGCTCAAGTAACAGGAAACAGATTTAATACCTCAATAGGTAATGTAACCGTAACCGGTAAAGCAGTTGTTTTACCAAATGGTAATCAATTAAATATTGGAACGGGTACAGTTACAATTGCAGCTGCTGCAAACTTCTCAGTTACAGGTAATAGAGTTAATTTATCAATTGGTAATGCAACAGTTAAAGCAAATGCAACAGCAATTATAACAGGTAATAGATATAATTTAGCTACTGGATCAGTGACAATTGTTGCAAAAGCAGGTATAGCTGTAACAGGAAGCGGTCTTGCTATAGGTACAAACGAACCAAACATTAGATTATGGAACCCTATTGATCCTAATGTAACACAAACTTGGGTAGACGTTACAACACCGTAAGGATAAATTATGTTTTTTGGAACTACAACATTTGCACAAACAACTTTTTCAGACATTGGAAGTAGTACTGTTAGCCCTACAGTCATAGTATCTGGTAACCGGTTAAACATATCTATAGGTAATATAGCAACGATTCCTAACCAGTTAATAGTACCAACAGGAGTACAATTTAGTCTTGCAACTAACCCTGTAAGTGTTATAACATGGAATCCAATACCCCCAGGGGTTAATCAAGTTTGGGTCCCGGTTGACCCTGACGCATAAGGAGAATTATGGCATCAAGTACATCAAGTGATTTAAAACTAGAATTAATAACAACAGGTGAAAAAGCAGGTACCTGGGGTACAATTACTAATACAAACCTACAGATTTTAGAACAAGCAACATCAGGATACTTTACTCAAAGTATAGCATCAGCTGATCTAGCATTATCTTTATCAACATACGCCGTATCAAACGGTAAAAATTTATACTACAAATTTACAGGAACACTAGCAGCTAACAGAACAGTTACTATGCCCGACTCTGCAGAAAGAGTTTTTATTGTAGAAGATGCAACAGCTAGATCTTCATCTAATTATACATTAACAGTTAAAACAGTTTCAGGAACAGGTGTAACTATCCCTGTAGGTGCTAAGATAGTTTTATATTCAGACGGAACTAATATTAGTTCAGGTCCAATAACCAAGGGCTATTATACAATACCCGCTGCTTACACTGCAGTTAATGGTGATCAATTATTAATTAATACAACAGGTACTGGTGGAGGTTTAAATGCTCCGGTTACAATAACATTACCAGCTTCACCTGCTATAGGAAATGAAGTTACATTCATTGATAGTGGAAATGGTTTTGGTTCTAACAACTTAACTATCAATAGAAATAGTTCACCTATTTTAGGAAATGCCGCTAATTTAACAGTATCCGCAAATGGAGCTGCATTTACTTTGGTATATGTAAACTCTACAAGAGGCTGGATCTATAAAGATAATATATAGGAGCACGGATCATGGCTCTAATCGACTTTAAAGTCTTACCGGGAATCGATAAACAAGACACCGAATCTGGTGCAGAAAACAGATGGGTAGATTGTGATAACACTAGATTTAGATATGGACTACCAGAAAAAATTGGTGGTTGGTCATCATTAGTTTCTGACAGTATTGTTAGTGTTGCAAGACGTGAGTTTGCATTTGTTGATTTAGATGGAAACAAATATGTTGCAATAGGAACTGATAAGTTTTTATTGATATATTTTGAAGGTCAACTGTACGATATTACTCCAATTAAATCTACAATCGGAAATGTTGTAATGTCTGCTGCAGATGCAACAAAAGAAGTTTCATTAACATTTTCTTCAGCGCATAATTTACAATCAGGTGATATAATTTTATTAGATGGTGTAACTGTACCAAGTGGTATTGGTCTAACTGATGCTGCATTTGAAGATAAACTATTTCAAGTAACTAGAATTACAAACTCATTGATTGCAATTGTAACTGGAACACAAACTACAACAGGTGCTGCTGGAGGTGGTGTATGTTCTGTTATTCCTTATGAACCTGTTGGCCCTGCTGCACAATCTTATGGTTATGGTTGGGGTATATCAGAATGGGATGGTATAGTTTCAAGTGCTGTAACAACAACTTTAAATGGAACACTTGGTGACAATACTAGTGGTACATCAGGATCAACAATTGCTTTGACATCTGCTACAGGTTTTCCAACAACTGGTAGAATACAAGTTGGGACAGAATTAATTTCTTATACAGGTGTATCAACAAACAACTTAACAGGTATTACAAGAGCAGTAGATGGTTCAACAAGAGCTGCACACTCAAGTGGCACAACCGTAACCAATGCTGCAGACTTTGTAGATTGGGGTGAAGCCTCTTCTGCATCTGTAGTAACTCTTGAACCAGGACTATGGTCATTAAGTAATTTTGGTCAAGTATTAGTTTCAACTATTGCAAACGGTAAAACATTTACATGGAACGCTGGAGATGCTGCAAGATTAACAACTAGAGCATCTACAACTACTTCTGGTTTTTCTACATCAGCTAACCCAACAGCAACAAGAGTTACACTAGTTTCACCTACAACACGTCACTTAATTCACTTAGGTACAGAAACAACTATTGGAAGTACCGCAACACAAGATAATATGTTTATAAGATTTTCTGACCAAGAAGATATAAATGATTATACACCTACGGCAATCAACACTGCAGGTACACAAAGACTACAAGATGGTACAAAAATTATGGGTGCTTTAAAAGGTAAAGATTCTATTTTAATTTGGACTGACAACGCATTGTATTCAATGAAATTTATTGGTGCACCTTTTACTTTTGGATTTGAACAAGTTGGTACTAACTGTGGATTGATAGGTAAGAATGCAGTTGTTGAAATTGATGGTGTTGCTTTTTGGATGAGTCCAAATGGTTTCTTTATGTTTGATGGTACAGTTAAATCACTACCATGTTCTGTTGAAGACTATGTATATGATCAAGCTGATACTACAAAAGGTCAGCAAGTATACGCTGGTTTAAATAATCAATTTACAGAAGTTGTTTGGTATTACCCGTCAACTAATTCTACTTACAATGATCAATATGTAGTATTTAATTATGGTGAACAAGTAAGAGGTGGTGTTTGGTATATTGGAACAGAAGCAAGAACTTCTTGGATTGATGCAACTGTTTATCCAAAACCTATTGCAACTAAATTTAATTCTTCTGCATCAGGAACATTTCCTGAAGTTGTGGGTGAGGATGGTTTAGGTCAAACAACTTTGTTTGAGCATGAAGTAGGTACTGATCAAGTTAATGCAGATGGTAGTACAACAACAGTTACATCATTTGTAAAATCATATGATTTTGATTTACAAGCAAGTCAAAAAAATGCTCAAGGTAAATCTACAGGATCAACACTTTCCGGAGATGTGTTTTTAGCTATGAGAAGATTTATACCAGATTTTAAAGATCTACAAGGTAATGCAAAAGTAACACTTGCTGTCAAACGTTATCCACAACAATCTGAAACAACAACAGCGCTTAGTCCTTTTACAATTACTTCTAGCACTGATAAAAAAGATACAAGAGCTAGAGGAAGATTTGTTAATATAAAAATAGAAAATACTAATGTTAGTGAGTCTTGGCGTTTTGGAACTTTTAGAATAGATGTACAACCGGATGGACGTAGATAATGGCTAAAGTATTAGTAAGATTACCAGAACCTAAACAAGACTATGATGTGTCTAACCAAAAACAAATTAACAGAGCAATTGCTTTAATTGTAGAACAATTAAATTCTACATTTCTAAACGAACAAAAACAAGAACAAGAAAGGTTTACTTGGTTTAATGGCTAACATATATACAAATGCAAAAGTAGATTTAACTACAACAAATGTTACTACATTATATACAACACCTAGTAACTCTAGAGCTATTGTAAAATCTTTATTAGTGTCAAACGATGCTGGAAGTGCAGCAACTATAACTGCAACATTAACTAATGCAGCAGCAGCTGTATTTAGTTTATTTAAAGTTAAATCAATAGCTTCTAATACTACTGAACAATTATTAACAGAACCTTTGATATTATTAGAAAATGAGATATTGAAAGTTACCGCATCTGATGCTAATGAATTACATGTTGTGGCATCATTATTAGAAATTAACAGAGACTAAGGAGAAACTATGGCGTTTAAAGAAGAAGGTGAAGTAACATACACAATGATAAATGGTAAGAAAGTACCAGTTGTTAAGTGTGAAACAGAAGTAGTATTAAGGAACACTAAGACAAGTAAAGAATATAATTCAGATAAAGAAGCAGAGGATGATATTGCAAACCCATCTACTGATACTAAAAAAGAAGACGTTATGCGATCTTTAAAGATAAAAGTAGCTGCAATGCCACCACTTGGTGCTGCATCTGATGATGAATAATATTGTAAACTAAGGCAAATTTATATAAAATAGAACAATGGCAATTACAAACGCACAGCAAGCTAGACAACTTTATAAAAAGGGTAGTAAAAAACCTGTAGAACAAGCAGGTGTTATGAATTACATGCCGTCTAAAATGGTAACTGTACCAAAAATAGCTAAGTCATCACCAGATACACCAACAGCAAAGTTAGCTTACATCACACCTGAAGAACAAGATATACTTATAGATTTAAATTTATATGGATCATTAAAAGGCAAACCAAATAGAGGACCTGGTGGTATACCTTCTTTAGAAGGAGATTTTGGTGGACCTGGAGGTCACGGTGGTTTTGAAGGTGGTGGAGGAGGCCGGCAAGATAATGATAGATCTTCTCATAGAGATAGTGGAAGAGGTGGAGGAGGTGACTACCGAAGAGTAAGAGAAGAAAACGTAAGAAAAGCTAGAGAAGAAGAAGCTAGAAGAATTAACGCTTCAAAAGAAGCAGAAGCTAGAAGACAAGCAGCTTTAGAATTTGAAAGACAAAAAGCAATTAGAGATAAAGAAGAAAAACAAAGACAGGCCCAAGAAGCATTTGCTAAAAGAGTAGCAAAAGAAAAAGCTGATAAAATTAAAGCTAAAGAAGAAGCTGATAGAATTAAAGCTAAAGAAGAAGAAGATGCAGCTAGACAAAAAGAATTAGATAAACTAGCAAAAGAAAAACAACTTTCTGATTTAGGTAAAAGTAAAACAGATAAATTTGGTAAACCTATAGCTAAACCTAAAAAAACAAAATACAATTCTACAACACCAAATATATTTGAACAATATTTAAGAAATAATTTACTAACAAAAACTACTGAGGCTATAACAAATAGTGATTTTGCTTATAATTTAAATGCAAAACAAAGAGAAAATTATTTAGAAGACTTAAAAGAAAAAGATCTTACAGCTTACAATGAAGTGATGAAAGATCTTACAGCTATGGGATATGTTACATCTGGTGTTGGTCCATTAGATATACGAAGAAATATAAAACCTACTTTTAAAGATTTAGGCGAACCTCAAGCAAAAGCAATTTTAGAAGGTGGAAGAAAAGTTAATATTAATCCAAATGATCCTGATGATTATGATTTAAGCACTAATTATACAGATACATTCAATACAACCGATAATACTGGTGGAGGAGGAGATAATTACGTTCCTCCAATTGTTGAAGCAGTAAAAAAAGAAGAGACTGAAGAAGAAGAAATAAACCCTAGAGATTACACAGGACTAGGTGCAAGATTTATGGGCTCTCAATTTGATTTTACTGGTTTAGCTGATGGTGGAATAGCAAGAGCAGGATACATGGACGGTGGTATGCCGGAGTATCAAGGTGGGATCATGGACCTTGAAACAGGAAGACAACAATATTTTTTAGGAAAATTAGTTAAGAAAGCAACACGTGCAATTAAGAAAGTTGCTAAGTCTCCATTTGGTAAAGCAGCATTGCTTTATGGTTTAGGAAGTTTGGGAGCTAGTGCTCTTGGTAAATATCAAGCTGGAACAGGAATGGGAGGAAAAGGTATTCTTTCAAAAGCAGGAAGATATTTATTAGGAACAAAAGGAATTGATGAAGATGGTGGAACAATGGGTTTATTAGGTAAATTTGGTTTAACTGGTGGATTTGGTGGAAAAATGCCAACGCTAAAAGGTGGTTTAGCTTTAGGTTTAGGTGTTCCAACAATTATGGAACTAATGGGTGGTAAGGAAGAAGAAGACCAACCAATGGATCTTGGTCCAGGAATAGATATCAATGCTATTAGAAATAGTCCTTATCGTTATTTAGCTCCAAGATTTACAGGGAGTCAATATGAATTTGCTGATGGTGGTAGAATAGGTTATGCAGAAGGATCCAAAGAACCAGTTGCAAAAGAGACTATGCCTTTATTAGATATGGATAATCAAGAAATGGATTTAAGAGCTGAAGGTGG